GGCAAAATGAAAATTGTGTACGGTACAGACCGACTCGGTCACGATTACAGATATGCGATACACCCGTCTAAGATTGAGACTCAGTTGAGATGGACACCACGGTATAAGTTCGACGAAGCACTTGAGGCAACGGTACGTTGGTATATGGAGTTATACAAAGCGCTTTAGTGTGGACGCGTCTCAAGCTGATTCTCATGAGACTCAACTGAGCGCGCGTCCCTAGCAGTAATTGGTAGGTTCTGTGGGAGCTTAGGTGAAAGCCGCGTACATGTTGTCGAACGGGCGGATCTCGACGATTTTGTATTCTAAACTAGTTAAATAGTTGAAAAGTTCTTTCTTCTCACTTGCGTACCATTCGTCGTTATTCGCTTCGAAGATCAGAGGAGGACACCCGGAGCGTTTGATGGTGAGTTCAGCGCCCTTAAGCGCGGCGAGCTCATTACCCTCAATGTCTAACTTAATTAGACCAACATTATCGAAGTGATACCAATCGAGATTTATCGCATCTACCCGTTCAGTTGATAAAACAGGTTTAGTCGGTTTACGGACCGTAGAACCGCCCCCGTCTTCAGAAACAACTGAGAGCGTCTGCGGACTATGCGCGTGGACCTTATCCGTGACGATCTTGTGGTGAGTTGTGACGTTGGCTTTTTCGTTGATAAATACGTTTCCGCACAGCTGGTGGAAGGTTCGACGCTGAGCCTCGAAAGCGTGTACTTCTTTAAAGCTGTCTGCCAGTAAGACGGAGTAAGCACCCATGTGAGCGCCGCAGTCGATAAAGAGTTTTTCCTTATTACCGAACTGTTTTGCCCATTCGATTATGGTCAGCTCAGGGATTCCTACTTGGTGCATCTGACACCGACCGGAATCGTCGTCGTGCATCAGAAAGGCAACCTCAGGGGTGGGCACCATCAGAGATTGATGTGGACCCCAAAAGTAGGTAGCCATGATCCAGAGGGACGGTATAGTGGCACTATACTAACCCTAACAAGGGTACAGAGCTCGCCCTCATGAATTCGATTCCAGTTATCGGGACTGCTTGCGTTAACGGTCCTCACTGGGTTTATCGTTTACTGTATAGCATTGATTACCCTGTAGATAACTTTGTTGTCTTCAACAACAACGGCAGGGGACAGATCACTGAGGAGCTGAATCTTCTTGAGAAAGTCCCCCACAAACACGTAAAGAAAATCACCGTTTGTCATCTGCCGGCGAACCTCGGTTGTTCCGGTGCGTGGAACCTAATTATTAAGTCGTATATGCGATCTCCTTATTGGTTGATCGTTAATCACGACATCATGTTTACGCCGGGCTTCCTAAGCGCGATGGTTGCACACGCCAGTGATGCAGAAACCGGGATTGTTCACGGTGAAAATGGGAGCTGGGATGTGTTTTTGATCAAAGATTGGGTCGTACAGAACTTCGGGCTCTTTGATGAAAATCTCTATCCGGGATACTGCGAGGACATGGACTACGGAATGCGCTTTAAGCACCGGGAGCTTAAACGCCATATGTCTGTTGGCGTAACGTATTACCACGGGGAGAAGAGCGGCAATTACGACGATGGAAGCCAGACCTGGCGTAGTGAACCTGAACTTGCTGCACCTATTCATATGGCTCATGAGCTTAATAAAGAGTACCTCCACGCTAAGTGGAGCCCAGCGTGGCAATTTCATGTAGAAGGGGAGGTGTATAAGACGCCTTTTAATAACCCTAATCTCCCTCTTGACTTCACAACGTACGATCTGCATTTTGTCCGACGTAAAAACTTAGGTTTTTGATGTTTGCCTGGTTTAACTCCGGTGTCTTTTTAAGGTAACCCTTTATGATGCCCGTTATTAGACTAGTAAGTCTGTAGTTAGATGCCTTTTTACTCGTCTTATACTACTTGCGGTCGTTTAGTTAACCGATTAAAAGACCTTTTAGACGGGCGTGGGGTATCTTCGTTTAAATTAAGCAAACTTTCTGATCTTTCGCCAACTACTACGCGGAAGATCTACGCAGATCAGCAGTATATACCTTCTCCTGATGTTCTTGAACGTATTTGTTTGATTTTAGAAGTCCAACCCGGCGATATTTTACAGATTGCACCTAAACTAGAAGCATCGGTAGCGGTGTGTTCTGGTGTTCTCGCCTCAGGATTATGAGTTAGCGGCGCGTATTCTGGGACTTCCTGTTCCCCGGACTCCTGCCGAACAGGCAGCGGCTGCGCCGATGGTTTCTACGGTGCTTCGTAATTTTCATCGCGCCGCTCCTCCTGTACCTGGACACGAAGGTGAAGGAATTCAGACGGGTGCAACCCGCTCTCTGAATGCTTATCCTTCTAATACTCAGCCCGAAGCTCGGGTTCAACTCGGTAGGCGCTTACAAGCGGGTGTTACTACCGCAGATGATGAAGTAGAAGTTCTGGACATCATTCAACTGATCTTGAATGATCCCGAAATGATGCAGATGTTTATTGAATTTGTTCAAAATTTAGAAGCCGACTCGCTCGATAGTGGTGAGTACCTCAGTCGGCAGCGTCCTTTAGAGTACGATCTACCTAACTATGGCGGTCAGTACTCTGTACTTAACGCTCCTTCTAGTTCCACGATCCCTGCCTCGCAGCGTTATCAGGAGCTTGGGTGAGTTATGAACGTCCGGGAACAACAACTCAAGGAAAGGGACGTACGCCGCGTGGCGCCTGACCTAGATCCTCTGTCGTTTTTAGATTTATACGTAGCTTCTAACTTCCCTCAGACTGCATCGCATCCGTCTCCGGAACAAAAACTCCTGGGTGTTGTTCCGCAGAATGATTCTGAGAGTGTAAAATATAATAAGAAGCCGTTATCCGGCACATCATTTGATAACCCGGCAGGGTCCTGATGGCTAGAGTTCCTGGTGCTGGTGGTGTAATCGGAATCGACGATCTTGGACAGATTGTCGATAATCTTGTAACCAAGCTCGGTCCTGATAACGCAGCCAAGGTTCTGCCTACTCTCCTCGGTGCAGGCGGTCTTGGAGCAGGTATTGCAGGGACAGCAGCAGCCGCAGGCGGTGGCGGTGGTTTATTAAATGCAATTGGTGGTTTTGCAGCAGCTACAGGAGCTAACTTTGTAGCTGAGAAGTTAGCCGGCTCCGCTGCTGGTGCTCTTGGTCCTACTGCTTACGCTACTGCAGCTCCCACTGGGGCTAGTAAGTATTTAGTGTCCCCCGAAACGGGGATGGCTTACCAGCAGTATTACGAAAGCGTCCTCCCCCGCATCCGTGGGTTAAACGCCGTTCTTCGGACTTTCGGTCAAGAAGAACTCCCTTTACCTGAATCTCCCCAGGCGTTTGTTCAGCGTAGTGCTGACGTTCTCAGTCAGCAGCAAGAAGAGGCTACTGATCGCCAAATGCGGCTGCAGGGTCAAGCTCGTGAATACGATGCTCTGATCCAATCTTTAGCCAGTCAGGCTCAGGTAGCTACTCAGCGTGAAAAATCCTTAGGGGATGTTCAACGGCAGCGAATTGAGTCTGGTTATTCTGCTGCATCGAGTATGCTTAATCAAGCTATTAAAGATATTGCAGCCCGCGAGCGTTATGAAAATAACACCACGCTGGCTCAGCTGGCTAAACCTATCTGAGGAAGTAAGTCATGTTCTCTTTTAGTAATGCAGCTGCTCTGTTAAAAAACGCGGCACCTACGGCTTTAACCGTGGGAGCTGGAGTAGGTCTACCTTTTGTTATAGAAGCTCTCCTCGGCGGTGATGATGATTCTTCAGCTGTAGGTAATGTAAAAAAAGATCCTACTTTAGGTGAGCTTTATTACGCAGGTAAGAACTACGGGTATCAAACTCCCGAGTCTTTCTTAAAGCTTACGCCTACCGCAGCGACCCAGGATCCTCGCGAGCAAGATCGTATTAAGGCAATTCAAAATGTGATGCGTCAGGATATTGCTCGCGCTAGAGCAGCGTCCACGCCTTCTCCTCAAGCAGGAGCAGGAACTCAGAGTGATACAACTGGCGGTACAACTGGCGGTACAACTGGTGGTACAACGGGTGGTCCCGCAGGGCAAAGCACTGAGCGCACACTGCCGCCTCCCGAGACAAAGCCGCCCGGTCAAACCCAGGACGCAACTATTGGAGATCTGATCAAAGCTCTTCGGGAAATGCAAAGCCCCGAGGAAGTTGCCAAGCGGGCTGAGATTGACACTGAGAACGCTATACGCCGTTCCTTGGTAACAAGTGCTCTGTCGTTACGCCAATCAAAAGAAAATACGAAGCGGCAGATTGAGCTGGAGAATATCAACGCGTGGCGAAACTTAGAGCAAGAGAAGATCCGAGCTAATACGGCTCAAACTGTCGCTGCTGCCAACTCGATTGCTTTTGCACTGACTCCTAATCAGAGTTATGCTCAAGCAATGAACGAAGCGTATAGGGCAGGATTAGCTCCCTATACTAATTTTACGGTGAAGTAAAATGGCTGGTTTTGCTGCTGCCCTTGCTATGCCTTCCCTGCTCGGCGGCACAAAAGCTGCAGCCGGTGCAGCGGGTATGTTTGCCGGTCTTGGAGGCGGATTAGCTGCCGGCGGAACTTTACTTGGTGGCGCAGGCAGTCTCATCGGAGGTCTTCGAGGAGGGGCTGATCAAAGTGACTACGCGTCTCTTTATGCCACTCAGTTGCTTCCCGGCAACACTATGCTGACTCAAGCAGGTAATGAGTTAGCTCAACTTGCTGCGATGTATGGCGGATCAGAAGCAGTTAAAACAAATGCTTTAGCTAATGCAGCGTATGATCAATATAAAATTGCTGCCGAAAAAGAAAGGTCTCAATCTGGACTTCAAGCAGGCATTGCTTCGCAATACGCCAGCAATGTTTTAGGTCTAGAAACTGATCGAGCTAAGGCCAAAATGTCTCAGGAACTGTTAGCTCCTGAAACAGCCGCAGCTCTCACCAAACAATACGCAACAACAGCCGCAGCTCTGCAAGATCGTGTGTTGCAGGGTGAGACTTCTCTGTTAACACCGACAGCAACAGCGTTAGCGCAAGCAGGATTATCCGCCCAGCAAACACGCAATAAGCAAGTTTCTGACCTCACCACTAGCAATTTACGGATTGCGGAGCGGCAAGAGGACACGCGAAATGCGTTAGCTCTCCAGCGCGGGCAAATTGAAGGACAGTTGGCACTTAAGCGTTTTGGTGCTGGAATGGCTCTGGCCGGTCAACGTTCATTTGCATGATCAAAGCTGAAGTAGGCGACTCCACGACGGTTGCAACGTGGTTAGCCAATTTAGAGAAGTCGCAGAAGGACGCGTTTGTCTATTACGCGAAGAACTCCACGAGCGATATTGAGTCTTACCTGTACGCAAGATTCCTTACTCCTCCTTACGCGGGGAGCATCTCAGATTTAACAGCGTGGGTCCAAGAGAAATACCCTAAGGAGGATTTGCGTAAAATTCTTCTTAGTGAAATCGATGGGCTTAATCAGGATATTCAGAATGTTCGTCAGATGACGACAACTGGGATGTTGGACTACGCTACGGCGGCAACAAAAATTTCTGCGTTGCAGAAGGAGTTGCGCTCCCACATTCAAGCTGTGCGTTCTATCTCAGACGGCCTTGATCGTCGCGGCCTTTTACTGGCTGGTGCAGATCGATGCCTGCGGGAACTAATGCAGACTTTTGACGGACAACCAGCAATACAGAATCTGCTAGAGGACTCTGCATTGCTGGTGTGGTCTACGCTTGAGCGAGAAGAGAAGTCTTAATTGACTGCTTCAAGCTGACGCATAACATTCTCTAGGGGGCAGCGCATGATGCCCATGAACGCATCGTTGACCCCTAGGGACATCACAAGATCCGTGTGCTCTACGTACGCGCCGAACGGTAAAATTACGGCTGGTTGGTTAGAGACAGGATGACCTGCGTAGTTTGTCCAATGGATCAGTTTGTCGTTTAAAGACCCAGAGAACAGGGGACGACGAATAATATGCGTGATTTTGGTGAAGTCCTTGTCCACCAGATATGCGCTCAGATGATAAAGCAGGTACATCTGACCCTTAGGACTCCGCGCCATATGCTTCCAGTGATAAAACACCAGATGCGCATACCCCAGGTTTATCGGGGCTAGGGAGTTAAAAGTAGCAGAACCGCCTGTTACTTCATCAAGGACTTCAGTATCGACTTGAATCTTCGGGCTGTTTTCGCACTCAATAACTAGAGGACGTGTCGAATACAAACACCGAAGTTCGTCTTTATGGCTGAAGAAGCACCAGTTTTTTTCAGCGGCGCCGATCTCCCTGTTTCGTCCAATCGGAGGGATGGCGGCCTTCGTGCCCTCGCAGAACTCATCCACGTGGCAAACAATAACTTTCGGCTGGTGGAACAGCTTATTGCTATTTTTGCTGTACTTACTGGCGTATGTTGATCCAACGAATTGAACATACAGTTCTCCGTCTGGACCGACAAAAAGACGAGGGTCTTCGTAACTAAGTCGATGAGGTTTAGACCTTAGCTTCTTCGTCCCAACGATTGTTTCATCGTCATGGAGGATACCGATGTATACCTCTGTCGGCGCGTTATTTAAGTACTGATAATTATTATCAGGACGGAAGCCGAACGGTTCTGGCTGTGACCGCCACGCGATGTAGGTTTTGCCTTTGAATTTGTGGATGCTCGGGCTGAAATTTGCGACGGCATTTGCCGGCAATCCCCGCACAATCCGTGTAAACGTTCCGTTTAAAGCTCGAGCTTGTTGGTATACGTCAGGGATACCCTGTTGAGGAAGTTGAAGCGGATACAGAGCGTGGCTATAGCTGTGATAAAAGCGGTGTGTTGTTTGCATTAGATCACTCCATCAGATCTTTAATAGCGTGCGAGAAGCCCGCAGCCACATGTTCCCAACGGTACTCAGGCCGCTGAGTCACAGCGAAACAAGCGTCAGCAATCTCGTCATAAATTTCCTTGTTGATGTACAGCTCATTGAGGTGCTCTACTGCACTATCGACGTTAATTAGACCTCGCTCCACACCTAGATCCTTATCGGTGATCCACGTGGCGATATCTGTCAGAAGTGCAGCCTCTTCCCAAATATCTGCGCAGGCAGTGTGGTTGGGGACAATCTGAGGTTTACGGCAGCTGGCGTGCTCAAACGGAATCAAACCCCAGCCCTCTCCGTCAGCCGTGTTGATCCCTACGTCGCAGGCGTTATAAATCAGATTCAACATGTCGTCCGGAGGAGCATCCATGTAGTTAATGTTCTCTGATGTCAATGCAAGTCGCTTAGCACTCTCAATACCGTTTTTCTTCATCTCGCGGTCAAACAGCGGGACAATGTCCCAGCCCATATCCTTCGCCCCCATATGCAGATAGAGCATAGTGTCAGGCTTATCCACAGCAAACCTTGCGAACGCTTGGATCGTTAAGTCGATGCGTTTTCGAGGTTGATTTCGATTGGCGTTTAAAACAATAAATTTATCTTTAGGTAAGCCCAGAGCTTCGCGAGCTTCATCGCGATCCATAGGGGCGAACTTGCCCGTATCGACACCGTGCGGGAGAACTCCCAACCGCGTGGCCTCAACACCGTGCTTAAGGATTCGGTGAGCACAGTTAATAGTGAACGTAATCGCCATGTCCCACGAGGCGATGTTCCGAAGCATGTCCGGATAGTAGGCTTCGCTGTCGATGGGGAAATAACAGATGAATTTAAATCCCAGTTGATCTTTCAGGAACTGGCAGCGCTCCCACACCTGATTACAAACCCAGATATCCTGGAGGCAGATAAAAATGTCGGGTTTTACTTTTTCAAGGATTTCAGGAATCCGAGGCAAACCAAAACGATCGTCACAATGAACGTTGGATGCGGGATACGCCGTAAATGGGTAGTTGTGAGGGTCCCCCGAATAGTTAATCGCCAGTACGTGGACTTCGTGCTCTTTTGAGAGATGCTCTAGGACACTGTGTGTTACACGAGCGAATCCTGTATTACAGCACGCATCGCCATACCAGAGAATTTTTGCCATTCCTGAAGTATCATCCAGATACGAGTAATATAGCGATAATGTCAACTTACTGATATGCCGAGTCGGGAAACGTTTGCGTATCGGCGAGGCGCTCAACTTCGGGCGACGCGTGCCCTTGATGATACAACGAGCAGTATTGATACAATTTACTCAAAAGCTACCAGTGATTTCCAGACCTTTTGTACGCTCCTAGATAAACCACCTGAGCGACATATGCTGGAGTGGTATAGCCACTTAATCACAGGTGAATCCAATAAATATCTGATCGATATCGCTGGCCCGAACCTCGATATCCTGGCTCCTCGCGGTTCTGCCAAATCCACGGTGCTGAACCTTTTCACCGCGTGGATCATCGGTCGTCACACGACGGCGAAGATGCCGTTGCAGATTATTTATGTTTCCTACAACATCGCGACGGCTATCCCCAAAAGTCGAATTATTCGACAAATCATCGACTCTCCGGAGTACCGCAAGATCTTCCCGAAGGTAAAACTTAAGGCGGGTATGCAGTCGGATATCGGCTGGTCTATTGACTTCGATTACGCAGGCATTCCCCGCGTTGGTGACGAAGAATTCACGTTGAGGGCAGCCGGTCTGCGAGGTTCAATTACCTCAAAACGAGCTCATTTGGTGATCGTGGATGACCCTATTAAATCCAGTGCGGACATCAAAAACCCGACAATTCGGGAGGAGATGAACAACAACTGGTCCTCCGTTATTGCGCCGATTATTTTTGAAGGCGGTCGTTCGATTTGCCTAGGGACTCGTTTCCACCCATTGGACATTCATAAAACGATGTTCGTCCACGAAAAAGGGTGGAAGCAGGTAACGCAGGAGGCTATTACTTATAACAACAATGGAGACCCTGTTAGTTACTGGCCTAATCAGTGGTCTGTTGAGTATTTGCTCGGGCAGAAAGAACTTGACCCCGTAGCTTTCGCGTTCCAGTATCAGCAGCAACCGGTTATGACCTCGGATCTGGTTGTGTCGCCAGATCTGCTGATTAAAGGCGAAGTGGTTACTGAATTCGACACTTTAGCCGTAGGAATTGACCTCTCGGCAAGTAAAAACGAGACCAGCGACTATACGGCTTTTGTCTTAGGGGGAAGGCTTAAAGATAAGTACTACATCATCGATTCGCACCAGTGCCGGTCCATCGGAAATCTGGAAAAAATCGACCTTCTATGCGACATGCTGCTTGAGTGGGGTATCCTTACGAACCACGACGGCACTTTCTTGCCGACTTACTCCACGGTGACACTGGTAGTCGAATCAGTTGCGTACCAGGCGTCTCTCGCTGCTGACTTGAGACGCGTTTTGGTAAACGAAAGGGAATTAGGTAACCTGCACATTCACGAAGTTAAAGGTTTCCGAGGTGACAAGGTGGCCCGCTTCCGTGGAACTTTAGGTTTGCTAGAAAACAAGAAAATCACGTTCAATAAATACCGAAAGTTTGACGCTTTGTTCGATCAGCTGATCAACGTCGGCGCCACCTCGCACGATGACCTCCTGGACGCCTACGTCTGGTTAATCCAGTATTTACAGAGGCGCGGTCAGTTCTCAATCGAGTACTGAGAACCCGGTGTGGATTTTGTAAAGCTCCAAAAACTGTTTCGGTAAAAAATGTCTAAGAAACTCTGGGTCGCCATCACCGCGCACAACCCTTTAAATCGACTAAATTCGTTGATCAACGTCCTCAACGAATATCAGCGTTTTCCTCACGAGGTTCGTGTTAATATCTATGTTAATTACGAAGCTCAAGACGACGTATCGACACTGGAGTCGGTGCTTGAGCAGTTCGATAAGTTAAAAATTGACGTAAAAGTAGCGTCACCGGACTACGAGAATTGGTATCTGACGTGGGCGCATAAGCTCGATTTGGCGCTAGCCATCCTCAATCGAGAAGCGGATTTTTATATTTATCAAGAAAACGATGTTTTACTCAGACCAGATAATTTTGACTATTACATGAAGTGGAAGCCCGTTTTGGGTCGGTATGGTCTAGAGCCGGGGTTTGCTCTATACGAAAATTTTGATAATAAGCGAGTACCGATCGGCAATTATGAACGTTGGTCCTTAGTGGGGGAGACCCCAAACGTGTGGCACGATATCGGATTTACTGTTCCGAAACTGCTTGTTGTTGATTATGAAGTGGACTTTTTTATCCAACTAGGAAGCCCTTATTACTGCGGCATGATCCTGGATCAAGCTGATGGGGAGAAGTATATCCGCTCGGACAGTTACGACCCGGAAAAAAGTTACCCGAAAACAGGTATAAGAAATTGGCCTATTGCGGATCGAAGCTCCATGGGGATTGCTTTTGAAAATCCTCCTCGGGGCCACGAGCATCGGCGCTGTGTTCCGGTTGCAAAATGCGGGGACAATTATCAAATTCTTAAGTATGGCTTAATCGAGCACGACGACAATAAGTACTCGCAACGTTTAAAAGAGCAACACGGTGACTTATTATGTTTAGAGGAGATGCTAATTTTTTAACTAGTAGTGGCGCACAGAGGAGCAGATTTTGTCCATATCTGCTACTGTCTCGGAAAACGACACCAGTGTGAAACACTGTTTAGAGAGGATGCTTACAGACTCCGCAAGCATATTGAACACCAAGGCGGAACAATCTACTGGTTTAACCCCTGCACATGATCCCGTTCGACCGGACTATTACGTTCGTGACGGTATTGAATGCTATCAAGTACAGAAAGCATCTATGGGTTTGATTAAGTATCAAGGTTACCTAGAGGGCTGCGCTCAGAAATATTTATGGCGATGGGAACAAAAAAACGGAAAACAAGATCTTGAGAAAGCCGTGGAATATTTAGGTAAACTATTAGAAACACTCGAATAAATATGGACGTTCGCGCTTTTGGGTCTATTTACGGACAGACGGCTTCGCTTCCGTATGCAAGTGGATTTTCTGTTAATGCTTCGGGCACAAATGTAACGTTTGCAGCTTGCAGAGCAATCTACGTTGAAACACAACACCCTAATCAAAGTAAAACGCTTACGGTAACTTTAGCTGACACTAAGACACCCTTTACTTTTAATCACATTAGGGACAATGGTATAATTCCTATTTCGATTGTACAGATTAGTGGTACAACAACAGTTGATCACTGTTTTATCCTGTATTGATCATGGCTGACGGGATTGCCAAGAAAAAAGACCCCGAAAAGTGGGCTCGTGCTAAAGCCAAAGCCCGCGCAAAGCTTGGCGGGCATAGCGCACGGG